GAAACGCTTGTCTAACTCACGATAGTACGCATCGCTCGAAGGGTTGTACCCCTCTGCAACAAGATCATTGTGAGTGTCGTAGGCCGTGTAAGTCATGGCCTTGTCAGAGCCGAACCATTCATTACGCTCCGCCCACTGCTGGGCCTTCTCGTCAGGAACTGGTTCTCTTCGAGGGGCAGCAACTTCTTTTGCAGACTGTTGGTCGTACAGAGTCTGCTGCTCCTGTTGATACTTGTAGTTGCGGATCTTCTCGCGTTCCAGTTCAAGTTTTGCAAGATACTGGTTGGCCTCAATCTGCTTATCTGTGTCACCAGCGTCAATCGCAGACCGATACTGGTCCTTGTAAAGCTGCTCTTGGACCTTGATCCGCGTGTCAGCTTCTGTCGTGTACGACTGATCCAGAAGTGATGTACGCTTCTGCATGGCCTCAAGCTGGCTCTTGACAGATTTGGCATAGTCCAGTGCCGCCTGTTCACGACGTTCGGTTTCACGGACTTTATAAGTCAGCTTACCAATGCGCTTCCTGACAGATTCACTTTGGGAGGCTAGGTCGTCATCGTCGTCTTTCGGCTCCGCTTTGACCTCTACCTCAACTTCTTCGGTATCCTCGTCTGACGACTCTTCATCGACAACGGTGACTTCAATGTCTTCATCATCTTCAAACATGGTAACTCCTTAATGCGCTGTTAGACATTCATGATGTCTTCTGGATCAGCGATGGTTGCGATGACCTCATCATCGTTTAGGATACGAACTTCACCGCCATCAATCTTGAAGCGTGAACCCGCATAGCGACCGAATAGAATCCAGTCGTTCTTCTTGCACCACGGACCTGCGGTGAATTTGTTTTCGTCCCCGTAAGCGTCTGGTCCAACTGCCAGAACAAGCCCGACGACGGTGGCAATGGTCTGTCTTTCAACATACTCATCAGCCAAATGAATACCGCCCCGTGTCTTACCTATGCCACGATAGGGAAGAACAAGGATGCGCCATCCTGTAGGTTTTGGTAATCGGTCGAATACACTGGAGGGGATCTTGGTTGGATCTAAGTACCGATCTTCCAAGGCCACATAGGCTTCTTCCAGTGCGGATTTTGGGGCCTCTACATTCTGAGGCTGGGCCTTCATAGCTTCTGCAACGTGAGTTGGCAGTATTAAACTACTCATCCTTGTCTTCCTGTTTAAGCAGAGAGCGTATTACGTATTCGGCTTCCACCCAGACTTCGTACTTTGCACGAAGCTGCTTGTATGCCACGAAATCAGGAACCGCGCCCTCTGTGATCGCTTCCCTGATAACTTCTTTTCTGTCAGCAAATGTCCTTAGAACCCTGTCAGCAAAGAACAGACTATCCACATGATCTCCTTATCCAATCGGTGTTGAGTTATGGATCATTGCATCCTTCTTCTGGCTACCTGCGGAGGAGCCAAAGAAGAACGCCATAATTCCGGTCCAAGCCGCGCTTAACGTACCAAACATCATCAAAAGCACGTCGCCGCCTTTTTCTGGCAGACCGTAAACCAGAATGTACAGCAATATCCCAAAAAAACCGAACGTCACCCCGATGGCAAGCACCCGTGGGAGCCAGTCCTTTGTTTCCTTCTGCATGTCACGGGCTGATTTCCTGTCATCAACAGCAATTCTCTCCAGATCAATGTCAAGACTTCTCATCTGGACCTTAAAGTCCGCATCCACCTTCTTTACAGCGGCAAGCTGTTCAGGTGTTGCCGTAGATAGGGCTGTTGCAATGTCACTGTCATTACCGTCGGGATGACCAAGAAGAACCTCTGACAGGGCTTTGACAGCAACGCCAGCAAGGGGTCCGCCCAAGGCTGTTGCCAGAGTTGGCGCGACAGACCCGATCAAAGGGCCGAATGTTTTAAGAAGATCCATTTTTATCTCCAGTAGATTTAGAACCTAACATGATTCCTGACAGAGTTCCTGTCAGGAACGTAGCGATTGGAGCAATCAACTTGAAAAACTCCTGATCATTCGGTGCCTGTCCATCTATCGGTTGGACTACAAATATTAAACTATATAAGACAGCAAAGACAGTTCCTGTCAGTGTAAGACATAGGGATATCCCAATGATAAACTGCAAAAGAGCGTGTAGTTCGTCCTCTTTAATTCTCATCGTGCCACGGCTCCGCAAGGGTTTTGTTTTAGGGTGTCTGCGGAACAGGTTCCGGAAGCGGTGCAGATAGGGGGATTGCACTCAGCCGCGTCCCAGTTCTTAGGATCTTGGCACGGATACCTGTACCGATCCTCGCATCCTGTCAGAACAATCATCATGGCTACCAGAAAGTATTTCATTTGTGCGTGAACACGACCATTCCGATGCCAACGCATACGGAGAACAGAATAACAGCAGCAATGAGCCAAAGACCCATGATCAGATCTTTCCGGTTTTCCTCGGCCTCACGCTGCGCGGCTGCGGCTTCGCGGGATGCCTGTTTACGCATCTCAGTCACCTCTTTTTGGATAGACGCCCATGCTGCAACTCCGTATGCGCCTACAAATAAGTTGCGGGTATCCAACTGAAGTTTTTGAGCCTTTTGCTTCAGTGTGTACAGCTTAATCGCCTCGGCTTCATACTCGCCCTGCGACTGAAACAGACGCTTCTTCCTATTTCCGGACGTGAGTTGCGTAATCTGAGCAACCCTAGCGAAAAGATTACCTACCTTTTCAGCAACGTCCAGCATCTCATGACCAGAGTCCACGGCACCTTTAATGCCGTTGTACAACGCCGTGGCTCCAGCAATGAGAGTAAAAGGGTCCACATTAACTCACTGTGTACTTCTGAGGGCGGAGCATTGCACCAAAGCCACGGGCAGTCTGTTTACCCTTCGGTGCTGGCGGAACTCCGACGGCAGAACCGTTCTTCAAAGGGATTGTCCCTTGATTAACGATTGACTGCGATGTCTCAATGGATGGTGTCTTAGTGGCAGCGCGTGGAATTGGATAGTTCATGGTAGTCTCCTTGTTAACCTAATCATTAAGATGGGGTGGCATAGGCTGCTCCGGGAATGCCCGGAAGAGGCCGTACAGGTGATGCAGCGTATAACGCTCCGGGAATGCCCGGAAGAGGCTGTACTGGTGGTGCGGTAGGTAGAGCAGTTGGGGCATATGCCGGTCCAAGGTTTGCAAAATCAATCGGCGGTCTTGGTGCAAAAGGCTTTGAGAAATCAAACCCCGCAGTGGCTACCGTTGGCGTTCCAGTATACTTCTGTGCCGGTGCAAAGGTAGGGACGGTTGGCATAGTTGGTACCACAGGTGTCGTTGGTACCACAGGTGTCGTTGGTACCACAGGTGTCGTTGGCGTGGTGGGAGGTTTTGGCGTTGAAGGTACGTCAGTTCCGCCGGAATCAGATTTCGTAGGGACAACGGGATCAGATTTCGTAGGGACAAATGGGTCTGTTACTATGGGTTGCATTGCAGTGCTTGTTCCGCCTGTTGGAATACCCAAGAGGGACGCAATGCCTTGCCCAACAGTCGAAATACTTCCGCCTAAAGTAGATAAGGCTTCTCCCGCAATATCCCCTAAATCCTTAACGTAATAATCAACCTCCGGCCCATTCCCATAGTCCACAATCCGGCTTTGGACCTTAGAAAGATCTCCGTTAGCATATAGATTGGCATATTCTTGCTTTGTTAAACCCGCTAAAAGATTTTGATCTTCAAGGTTTTGTATTTGAGGGGTGCTGTCAAACAACGATAATAGGTCATCAACAAAAGATTTTTCCACCGCAGGAGGAGTGTCGGGAGTGTTGTAAATGTAGTCGTAGTTAGGTGCCGTCGGTAGTACGGGAGAAGAAGGGGAAGTTTCGGGAGTGTTGTAAATGTAGTCGTAGTTAGGTGCCGTCGGTAGTACGGGAGAAGAAGGGGCAGGGGTGTAAGTGTCGGGGCGAGTGCCGTAAAAATAATCAAAATTAGAACCATCATCTGCATATTGCGTTGAAGGTGTCGTCAAGACATTGGACATATAGTTTCCGCTGCCACCTGCAACTAGTGCGGGATCGGCGGGAATTATAAGACGTTCCGCTTCTCCTGAATCAACAGTATAATCGGTACTTGTACCAGTATTACCTTCGGCATATTGAACCGGTTTAACGGGAGTGCCGTAAAAATAATTGGAATCAGAGCCAGCATCTGCACTTTGAGTTGATGGTGCCGTCGAAACGCCGGACATATAGTTTCCGCTGCCACCTGCAACTTGTGCGGGAGTGGTGCTAGTAAGATTAGCAATATCAAACGAGGTGGTCCCACCCATCTTTAGGTCGGCCCACTTCAAAACATCCGCAGCAGTTTTTTCACCACCTAAAACAGTTGGGTTTGCTGTGGCAGCCCCTCCTCCCGCTACAACAGACGCAGGGGTATCTGCGGCAGCGTTTAACATGTTTATAGCACCGCCAAGCCCAAGAAAATGAGACAGGTACAAGGTGCCTTCGTTTACAGGAAATCCCGCATTTGTAAGACCTTCAGAATTTTCGCGGACGTAGTTTTTTGTCATCTCAACAGAAAGCGCAGGATCTGTTTTAAGAGAAAGAACCTCTGCCTCAGTTCGTCCTGTTAACAAGTCAGGACGATATTTTCTAATCATACCCATCCATGTTTTATCAATAAACTGACCAAGGCCCTCCGCTGAAGAAGTAGGGTTCTGAGCGTTAGGATCTCCGCCAGACTCAACAGTAATAATTTTACCCGCGACCCTATCTACCATGGCCTCCGTGGTAACTTTTTTAGCTGCATTCAACCTTGCTTGTTGTTGCGCAGACTCTCTGTCAGCAGCCTCCTGCGCTACTCTTGCAGTTTCTTGGGCAGCAGCCTCCTGCGCTACTCTTGCAGTTTCTTGGGCAGCAGCCTCGGCGCGAGCCTGTTGTTGCTCCTGTTCACGTTTAACCGCAGCGGCAGATTCTGCTGCTTCTCTAACGCGACGTTCTTCCGCCGCCTTGGTGACAGCAGCTTCTCTAGCAAGTTGATCAGAGGCTTCTTTTTGGGCAGCAGCCTCCCGGACACTCTTATCAATCGCCTCCTGAGTTGCTTTAGCTTTAGCATCGTCTGCTGCTTTTTGAACGGCAGCTTCAGCTTCTTTTCTAGCAGTCTCTGCTGCTGCTGCTTCTCTAACACGACGTTCTTCCGCCGCCTT